CAATGCAGCAAAGAGTGAAGTTAAAATTCACGGAAATGTGGAAAAATCTTCATCCCAATTGCCAGGTATTGTCGAACAACGATTCAACCAGCTTCAAGAAATTGAAGCTGTTCTTGAATATCTTAACATTGAACTACGCCGAACCCGAAGTAAGGCCTTTAAGAAATATCTAGAGAATTATCAAAGAGCACTAAGCAGTCGAGATGTTGAAAAATACGTCGATGGTGAGGCAGACGTAGTTGATATGGAAAAAATTATCAATGAATTCGCCATGTTAAGAAATCAATGGCTAGGTATAGTCAAGGCATTGGACATAAAGCAGTGGCAATTAAGTAATATTATCAAACTTCGAACTGCTGGCTTGGAAGATGTTGTTTTGTAAAAGTAAAAAGGAGACTTGTTCTCCTTTTTACATTATGTTATAATAAATCATGCATATTGAAGACTTAATTATTGCCCTAGCCACTAGTAGTTCGGCATCTGCCGTATCTTCTGATTTTCAAATCATTGACAGTTTGTTCAATCAGATCATTAAAGGGTACGGTTTTACAGAAAAACAAGAGTTGCTATCTGTAAGGATATTAAAACGATATATGCCCAAGGTAAATTTAGTACTCGGTAAAGATGTTTCGGGTTTTCTAGAAAATCCCACCTTTAGATTGGGTAGAAGAACAGTGTCTTATGTCAAACGGTTATCAATCGTTCCTGATCAAACTCACGGAAAACTGATCAAAATGGAATTTCCATACAACGAACCGTTACTAACAAAAATTAGAAAAGAAAAAACAAGTCTTAACTTGGCAAATTGGGATCCTGAGCAAAAATCATGGATTTTTTCACTCGATGAGAGGTCATTGCGTTTCCTGGGCACGATTGCGATTGAGGAAAATTTTGTTGTTGATGAAGAATTTGAAAATTATCAAAATCAAATTTTTGTAATTGAACAAAATGTCGAAAAGCATATTCCTATGTTATCGTATGACGGAGAAAATCTGAAATTTTTGAATATTTCGGAAAAAATTGGTCAGCCTGCGAATTCAAATATTCTAGAAAATTTATTCTTGGCCAGAAAATTAGGAATTTTTACATGGGATGACTCTATACAAGATTCACCTGAGCTAAAAAATGCAAACAGTGTAACTAGGCAATTTTTGCAAGTTGCACCCGACGAAGAATTTTCAGTAAATCTGGAAAATATACTAATTTCTGCATTAACTGATATTGTGAAACACTTGTCTCCGACTCTTTTTATAATTCCGGGAGGAACTGAAATAGAGAAAATGCAGCTATGTTATGATTTTTTAAAATCTATTGATGTAGCCAACGAAGACATTAGTGTATTGTTTAGATTACCTAAAGAAACTGGTGAAAATTTCAATAATTTTGTCAAAGAACACGGATTGAATAATCCTATTGGTCAAACAACTAAGGCAGTTTTTATCAGCAGTAAAGTTCCTAAACCAGTTATAGAATCAAACTTGTTTTTCAATTCTGTTGTAAATTTTAATTTCTACAATATTCACTATTCCATCAAAAATCTGTTAAAATGGAAACATAATGTAATACACATATCAGAAAAAACTCAACAAAGGAAATTAAATTTTGCCAACTTGTAAAGTTATAATTAAAGACGAGGTTAATATCAAGATTGAAAATTTAGATCTCGATACTCGCAAGGCATTGGTCAAAAAATTCAAATACGAAGACCCAACTGCACGGTATCGACCAGCCTATAAATTAGGTCGATGGGACGGTACCGTGAGTTTTTTCGGTCTAGGCGGAACAACATATCTGTCAATGCTGCCGCAGGTTCTAGACTATTTAGAAAGCAAGAATTACTATGTTGAAGTAGATGATTTACGCATTCCTATAACCTTAGATTTTCCTGAGATTTTTGAAGATTTTTGGGGTGAGCAAACATGGCCCGAAGGGCACAGATTTGCCGGACAACCTATTAGACTGCGTGACGATCAAGTCGAAGCAGTTAATATGTTTCTTAAAAATCCTCAATGTATTCAGGAAATCGCCACTGGATTTGGTAAGACAATTACCACTGCAACTTTGGCGAAAATCTGTGAAAAATACGGTCGAACTGTAACCATTGTTCCTAACAAAAGTCTCGTCGAACAAACTGAAGAAGACTTCATTAACTGCGGTTTAGACGTAGGTGTATATTACGGCGACAGAAAAAACCTTGATAAAACTCATACGATTTGTACCTGGCAAAGTTTGAATATTTTAGACAAAAAATCCAAAGATACTACTGATGAAGAAGTATTAACTTTAGCAGAGTTGCTCGAAGGAGTTGCTACAGTTATGGTCGATGAAGTACATATGGCCAAGGCAGAAGTGTTGAAAAACTTACTTACAAGAAATCTTGCCAATGCACCTATTCGCTGGGGCCTGACCGGTACTGTACCCAAGGCAGATCATGAATTTCAAAGCATACGTGCAAGTTTAGGAGAAGTAGTGCATCAAGTTCGTGCTCACGAATTACAAGAAAAAGGTGTGCTAAGTGACTGTCACGTAAACATTATTCAGACAGCAGAATGGAAAGAGTTTAGCGGATATCCCGAGGAGTTAAAATTCCTTGTAACCGATAGTGATAGGATGAGTTACATATCTACGCTAATTAAAGAGATTGCAAACACTGGCAACACCCTTGTGTTAGTTGATAGAATTGAGTGCGGAGAATTCCTACAAACTCATCTTAGTGGCTTATTCAGTGTTTTGAAAGAAGAACCAGATGTTGCTTTTATATCTGGTAGAGTAAAAACCAAAGATAGAAAGACCGAGTATGACGAAGTTAAAACTGCTACTAACAAGATTATTGTGGCGACTTACGGTGTGGCCGCTGTGGGTATTAATATCCCTCGTATTTTTAATCTGGTTATGCTGGAGTCCGGAAAGAGCTTTACAAGAGTTATACAAAGCATTGGGCGAGGCATTAGAAAAGCAGACGACAAAGACTTCGTACAAATCTGGGATATTACAGCGTCAACGAAGTATGCAAAGAGACACCTTACTGAACGAAAGAAGTTCTACAAGGATGCAAAATATCCGTTCGAAATTCAGAAAGTGAAATATAACAAATAATGCAAATACTAACCTTAGAAAACAAAACATTCTTTCTCAATGATTTACCAGAGGAGGTAGATGACGATTTGAGATTCAGTGTGCTAGACAATAGTGATAATCAAAATCCTGACTATTTTTTTATTCCCTTAATTTTCTTGGAAAGTTTTACGGGGCCTGCGGCAGTATTAAAAATTGGACCACATGAACTTACGATGCCTCTTGATTGGTGTGCCATTGTTGGCGACCCGGAAGGCCCGGACATGGAAGTGTTGCCGCTAACAAGCCTAAATGATCGAGGATTTAGAACTTTTTGTTTTAATCCAATATCTAGCTTTAGACCTGAATTCCATGATATTGACATCATCGATGTTTATCAAGATGTTAAATGGTATTTTCCCAAAATGAAACAAGGACAGTTATTGACTACTCCTCTTCATGCCGGGAAAGATCCACTTTGTGCATATTTTGTAAAAGAAGTAAGTCGCCAGAGTGAAATTGTAGATTATACTAAATGTTGGTGAAATATGGGAACACTAACTCCGGGCACCACCTACATATACGAGCGTAACGGCGAAGAAATATACGCTAGAGAAGCTGGTAAAACTGAAAAGAAATTAGTTGGATACCAGTATGAAAATAAAACAGATCCAAGAACTTCTGATGGTCGTCCTCTACACGATCACATGTTAGAGGACAAACTTTGGGGCGAAATACGCCGTGCTGCAAAGGACAATCCCGCCTTGCAAAAAGCTCTAGAACAGTGTATAATAATACATCATCTAAGCAAAGACAAAGAAACAGTAGCATGGCATCCAGTCTAAATCATGGCAACAACAAAACCTAAAAAAACTCCTAAGAAGCGAGAACTTGACATAGCTCGAGTGCTTGCAGCAGTTGATAATAAAGACTATAACTTTTATGACGGCTTAACTGAAGCTGAATTAAAAGAGTTTAGCCCATATGTATTAATGAGATTTGTTAGTAATGTTGATTCTAGAGATAGAGATATACAAGAATGGTTCATTGAGATGACTAACGAATTAGTCAATAAGAATCATTGGGACCTCAGCAAGAGTCATGAAAAATTACATTGGTTGCTTTATTCCGCAGTAGGAGCTGGAATTAAGAGTTTTCACCCGTACCTTCCAGCACTCAAAAAAGAATTAAACAAGATTGAAAAATTGTTGGCGGAGATACATCCAACTTATAAAATTGAAGATGTTAAACTGTTAGCCAGTTTAATGACTGATAAAGATAAAAAAGAATTGTTCGACGCAATGGGGTTTGATAAAAAAGATAGAAAAGCATACGAATGATTGCATTAGTGGAACAGCCTTTTATTTGTGTACATTGCAGTAAGAGTTTTATGAAAGAGAAAACTCTAGTTGCTCATATGTGCGAAAGAAAACGCCGTGCATTGCAAGAAACTGAAAAACGTGTCCAAGCAGGATTCATGGCCTATAACCGTTTTTATCAACTTACGCAAGGTGCTAAAGTTCCTAAGAATTATGATCATTTTTGCAATAGTGCTTACTATAATGCCTTTGTAAAATTTGGTAGTTTTGTTAATAATGTAAATCCATTATACCCTAGCAAGTTTATAGACTTTGTTATTAAGAGTGGTGTTAAATTAGATCATTGGTGCAGAGATGAACTGTATGAGCAATATCTTTTTGACATAGTTAAAGTAGAACCTGTCGAATCTGCGGTACAAAGAACACTGCAAACTATGATGGAATGGGGTGATGAGCACAATGCAAATTTTGCACATTACTTTAGCTATGTGAGTTTAAACAAAGCAGTACATGACATTATTAATGGAAAGATTAGTTGCTGGGTCTTGTTAAATTGTAACACCGGTAAAGATATGGTAGGCAAGATGAATGATGAACAGCTGGCAATGATTACCCCTGCATTTGAAATTAAATATTGGTTGAAAAAATTTAAAGAGTTTCCTGCAGATGTTGCATTAGTTAAAGAAATCCTAAACGAAGCAGGCATAAAATGACCAATATATTAAACATGACTCCGGAAGAAGCCAAGGCTTTTATTCGAAAAGTTATGGGTCCTCCTCGTCGCGTACTCGAGGGGCAGGAGCGAGATAACATTTGGTTGATGATACAACTGCAAGACGAACCCGACGAGTTTAGCAATAATCAACACAGCATTTCTGAAGTGTATAAATTTAACCAGCAAGAATATCATGTGCATTATTTTCCTAACGAAGATCCAGTTATAGAAGAAATTACAAAGGATGATTGAGATTCAAATACCGTTCGACACCATAGTCCAGTATAGGCATCTTGACTTTATGAAACTGCACCATGCCAGTAATCACGCTATCCAGTTAGCAGAATGGTGTAAAGATCAGGGATTGATTATGGGACTAGACTTCGAATGGGCAGTATTTCAAGCTGACGAATATGTGACATTTAAGTTTATGAACAAGGGTGAGAAATACTCAACTATGTTTGCACTAAAGTTTGGGAGCGGTAATGGAGTATGATTACTAAAAACTTTGGACACTGAGTAAGCCTGATAAATTGACGCAACATTCCTATTTGGATTAGGATGCGAAGTGGAAGTCGTTATGCCCGAATGGCAGGATTTTGAAACCTTAAACGGAACACGCTGGCAATATCAAAACGAAAATCCCTACATCAAGATAACAACCACTTGCGAAAAACAGGAAATGATGTTAAAATTAAAGTACGGGGATGCACTCCTTCTATCAGAAACCACTAAATCTTTTTCAAATGAAGACTTCTATATGGCACCATACAGCAGATCGGCAACCCGATAAAAGCGGCTACTACATGGGCTTTAGGACCGTAACCCTAGCTGACGATACTTGTGGTGTAGATTATTTTTACTGGAATCACACTGGGGGCATGAACGGCAAGGGAGAATGGCGTACTGACAGCACTTGTCATAGTCATTGGGCTAATGTCTATTACTGGACAGCCGATGATCCCGAGCAGTGGGTTGATAGTGATCCTCCTGTGAGATATAGAAAAGCACCAAAGTCTAATCCAGCATTGGCTATCGCTTGGAACAATGTCCAAGAAGCA